CTGAACACCGTCAACAACAGCCTTTAGGAAATCTCCACCAGTTGCAGATGCAAGGGTGAATGTGGTTCCTGTCTGTGGAGTTGCACCAGTCATAGCGGTACGAACAGCACCGTTGGTGACCTTTGCGTAGGAAGCAGCCTGTGCGCGTAGAACAGCGTCAAGGTATGAAACGTCTGAACGCTCAATAGCCTGACGTGTTAGCTGGCTGAATCCACCGTATGGCTTTACCTGTGCCGTAGCAGTAGTGATTGCAACCTCAATGTAGGCAAGGTCGTCACCTTCAGCAGCCTGAGCAGCTACGTCACCAGTGATGCTTGAGACCTTTGGATACTCAACAGAGTTTCCGGTAGGTCCAAGTGGTCCCTTTGCAAAGAGGTTAAGGACTGGACGTCCACGGTCTACGATGCGTAGAACGTTGTTCTTCCAATCATTGCCGGTGTGAGAGTCGGCAGAAGTTGCGCCTGTGTAGGCACGGATTTCCATTGCAGCCTTGCTGTCGTTGTCAGCAAGAGCCTTTAGGAACTCACCACCAGAACGGAACTGGCTTCCTTCATTTGTGCCACGGTCCTCAACAGAGAACCCGGCAAACTTGCGCTCTAGGTCTGTTACTGCCTCGCGGATTTCAGCAACAGCCTCAGAGGTTACTTCGTTTGTGGTCAATTCAATGACCTCCTCTTCTGTATTTTGTGTTTGGCTCCTTTCGTCGCTTCGTACGTTGGATACCTTTGCTGCCGCATAGGCAGGCATCGGAACAATGGAGACTTCTCTTAGAAGTGCCTTGGTCCGAACAACTGTGTCGCCGTCTACCTTCTGGTCAACCGGCTCAAAGCCGACTGAAAAGCGGTTGAGGACACCATCCTTGAGAAGGGTGTAAACCTCATCGCCGTCTCGGGTCTTAGAGATGACGGCATCAATCTCTAGTCCCTCATCTGTGTCACGGAAGCTGACAACCTTGCCGATTGGCATTCCGCCGTTACGGTGGTTGTGTCCGTAGAAGAGAGCAACGTTCTCAGGAGTGCCAAAGGCTCCTCGCTGAATCTGCTCCTTGTAGTCGCCAATGTCGACGCTCTGCCCATATGGCACAGCGAGACCGGAGACCTGGCGTAGCTCTTCGTTGACCTCTCTTACTTCAAATTCTCGATACTCAATGGTCATTCTGTTTCTGGTGTGCTGCCTAGGTCAGGCTGCTCCTCCTTTGTTAGTGGTGGTAGTCCAAGGCGGTCTGTCGCTGTGTCGTCTGAAACCAACTCGGCTTCCTTCAAGGCCTTGTAGGTGTCAACCTGAGTCTTGAAGTCGGCGCGTAGAAGGTCTTCTGCCTTGAACCTGATTTCCTGACCCCTTGGGGTTAGGCGGGTTAGTGCTGCCTCAATCTTGTTGAGGTACTTCATCAACGTGTCATTGATGTAGTCGCGGTTAGCGTCCTGAATGTTCTGGTAGGTGAGGTTGGTTCCCTCAACAGCCGCGTGAACCTTGTAGGCAGGAACGCCAAACATCGTGGCAATCACTCTGTCGTTGTGGTCCTGGTTCTCAAGGAACATTGCGTCCTTTGGATTCAGGTAGTTCTGCACCCAAGACAAGCCATTGCCGAGAATCTGTGGTCCGTAGCCTCTTTGCTCCTGCTGCTCCATCCAGCGCTTTCGGTACTGGTCAGCAAGCTCGGGAGTGAGCGTCTGGTCAGTCTTGAGGTAGCCGTTTGGAATGCCACCCTTCTTGAACCAGTTGTCCGCGTAGTCCTGGAGGTCAAGCACGCCGCGTAGGAAGCGCTGAGCCTTCTGAATTGGACCCTGCCCATAGGCTGAGCCGGCTACTGGGAATCGGTTAATGTGCTCAATCTGGTGGAGCTTGTATGGCTTGCCGTCAAAGCGATAACCGGTCTTGCGACCAAGCCTGTCAGTCTCGATGCTGACTGAATCTCCTGCTAGAACCTCTAGACGTAGAACCTGTGACACAGGGTCTGAATCGTCTCTGCGGTACACACGCCAGAAAGCGTTGCCGTATAGGACAAGTGAGAGCGTGGTTAGCTCAAGAAAGTCAGACAGGCTAATGCTTGGGTCTGGCTGACGAATGAGTGGTGATGGAGCAACCTCTACGCGCTTGCCATCGACTACGCGCCAAACGCCAATGCTCAACTGAGCTACATCACCGGAGATGATGTCTGCACATCGGTAGACCGTAGGAATGGTCAAAGCCTCACTGACACTCACTGCCTGTGGTGTGAATGAGGAGGTCTGAACTTCAGAGCTTCCGTACGGTGGAACCGTTACGTCTCTGGTTTGAGTGACTGGACTGGTGAAGCCTAGGAAGTCTCCTACGGAACGCCAAAATCCTTTCTGCTTGGTTTCCATCTAATCTAATTGTCAACTGGATTGAATTATGAAGCAACTCAGAACAGTTGAATTCCTACCTCCTTGTAAGTTTCTGCTACCCAGATTCCGAACATCATTCCTAGAACGGTGTCGATATAGCCTGAGCCATTTCGGACAAGCCTCCAGCGTTCTCCGTACTGCTTCACTTTGGCGTTTGGAATCTGTTGTGTGACTCGGGCATCGCCACTGTGGCTAACCCGGCCGATTTTGATTTGGCGATTGGCGAACTCTGATGCGCTGAAGATGTCACCTTGCTGCATGGTCTTTACTGGCAAGCCATTCATCTCAAGGAGCTTTGCCAATTCTCCTAGTGGGTGCTTGTCCATGACGAACACCAAAGGGTTGTTCTTGTTGAGCTTCTTGCACAGTTCCAACAGCACTTCATCTGTTGGCTCAACTGGGTCTGTGATGACGGCAGCAAGCTCGGTGTAGAAGACCTCTCCCAGCTTGGCTACAGCCGTCACAGAGGCATGGGCACGTCCAGGTGTCCTGTCCACCACGAACACAGGCCTAGAGCCCTCTGGAAGCCCTCCTGTGGCTGCTGAGAGCCACGTATGCATGTCCAGCCAACCCTCAGAGCCAGTGATGAAGCGGTTGTGGCTGAAACGGCGTGCGCCAACCTCTGTGTCAGTACGAACGTCCTCCAGCAACGTCTGCATTGGCACCAGCCCACAGACGACAGAAGGATTTGCCCTTCTCAGTGACTCTTCATCGTCAATTGGTGCACCTTCGATGCCCTCCCAAAGGTAGAACCCGAAACGCTCCAAGTCCTCTGAGCCGGCTGCTGCCTTGTGTCCCATTTCGTATAGGCGCTTGAGCAATTCAGAGTCATTGTCACCAGCTGTAGTAAGCCCGATGACAATTCCATCCTTCTTGGTCATCGTTGCCTTCGTGATTGCCTGCCATACCTCAGGCTTCAGAAGGTGTAGCTCATCGACAATCCCGAGTGTGAACGGCTGACCCTGCAAGCGGTCTGCATCAGAAGCACGAACAAAGCATCGTCCTGGCTTGTCCAGTCGCTTAATGCCTTGATAGCCAGTGACCTTGAATCGCTTCTTGATGGCTGGGTGAGTCTGGACACCAGCCTTGATGTAGTTGAACAGGTTGTTAGCGATATTGACCGTTGAGGCAGTACAGACGATGTTTGGCGCTGTCTCATGCATGAACAGTCCATAGGCAGTCAGCAGAGAGCCAATTGTTGACTTGCCGTTCTGTCGAGCAACGCTGATGACTACCTTGTTTTTCCTGAGCCGTCCTGCCTTGTGCGGGTCAGGATGGTCTTCTGGGTATCGCTCAAGGGCATGGTCAATTACCCACTCCTGCCAAGGGAGTAGCTTGAAACCAAGACCCTGTTCTTCAGTTGCCCAAAACCTGCTAGCGAATTCCCTTAGCTTGGGACCATCACTGACAAAGTTCTCACTGAGTGGCTTGGTGTATGTCGTAGGTAGCCATAGCTCAGACAAGCCCGTCTAGGTAGTCGTCATCTTCAGAGCTACCGTCGCTTTGCTTGCCCTTGAGCAACGTTCTGTAGGTAACACCGTATGTATTCAGTAGTGCTGCCTGCACACCGTTGCTATCAAGCTCGGCTGCTGCTTCTCTCAAGGCGGTAATCATCGGTTCGTCAACATCGGTCAGCCAATCTGCCGCCTTGATGAACGTCTCTACAGCCTTTTGAAACTCTCCCAACTCCTATTCCTCCTTTTCCGAATGTTTTGGTGCTCTTTTTGCAAGAAGGTGGAGGAGGCGGGGTCAAGCACAGACCCTTCTTAAGAAACGACGTCACTCCTGTCCGCTCCCTCCACTCTTCAGCTTGTTACAGCCATTTTGGGTTGAGCCAATACTCTCTGACCTCAGGCTTGCTGCTCTTCTTGTTGTTGCAGTTGCGGCATGCAGCTTGCAGGTTGTCAACCTCATCGGTTCCACCTTTGCTAACAGGAATACGGTGGTCAGCTTCCGTCGCTTCTCCTGTGCATCCTTGTAGCTGGAGCATGCACATGTATCCGTCTCTATCTAGTGCAATGAGTCTGTTCTGTTGGTACTCATAGCTACGGCTAGACCCCTGTGCCATCTTCTACAGAGACCCCCGGCTTTTCTGTGTAGACCCACTCCCCTGTTTTCTGGGAAGTGTCAGCAACCCCACTCCCCTTCTTCTTGGTGACATTGGCTGTTGCCTTGTCCAGGTTGAAGGTCACTGTCTTCACATCAACTGGGTTCTCACCAATGAGTCTGAGCAAAGCCCTCAAGTGTCGCTGTGCATCTGTGTCTAGGTTCATCTGTCCTCCTTCCTGCTGTGGTCTTCATATAGCCCAACCTTCTGAGTCCTGCCGTTGCAGAACTGGCATCCGTTCCTAACGCCGAATCTCTGGCAAGGAACGCACCAATAGACCATGAATAGACTCTCTCGCTTGTCCCATGCCGGAATCCCCTCATTGTCAATCCATCCGTAGAACCCACAACCACAACCCGCGATTGTCGCAGTCGCCACTTCAGGCACGTTGTGAATCTGGCTCATTGAGAGATGGTCCACGTATCTGCCGTCATGGTTCTTGTGTGCCTTTGCTTGCTTGGCTGTGAGGGGATTGCCGTACATCAGACAGCTTCCTCCGCTGTGACCTCTGTGAACTTGTCCCAGACCAAGGCAACTG